TTCCTATTAGTGTATTGAATATGTTGCGGCAAGCCAGTCTTATTAAGCACGGCAATGGTCAGTGGCTTATTCCTCTGGTTGATTGACCTTGAAACCCATCGGAGATTTGCAGCATTATTATTTAGTTTATTACGATCAATATGGTCTATTTCGCACTTAGGATCCGTAGGTGCTGGTAGAAATCTTTTAGCCACTATACTATGAATTCTCTGACTTTTGCCGGATGGTGCTACGATGTAATAACCACTAGATTCAACACAAGGCGTCAGAATATTTAATTTTATTTTATGTCTTACTTCTCCTTCTATGCTGACCTCATACTTATCATCCCAAGGCAACCACATCCTAACACAAATCAATACGATTGATTATTGTTAGAAATCCAGCAGACCATTCAATTTTTAGGTTGTCACATCAATCTAGCGTTTAGCGAGCGCTTGCCACGTGCAGCCGCTGGCGCCTCCGCCTTGCGACCACCGTCCATAGAGGGCGCCGCCTCGGGCTTGGACTTGTGGTAGGCATCCATCGCCTTCGACGCAACGTTGGCGAGGGAGTGGAAGGAGCCGGCGCCGACGAGGCGGTCGAGCTCCGAACGGGTCGCCATCGACGCCAGAGGGGCGGAAATAATGTCTTGTTCGGACAGCACACCCTTGATGATACGAGAGCTGCCACGGATAGACTCGAAGAAGCCCGAGTTCGCCGTGATGACGTACAGCTGCGGCACGACCGTGAAGTCGGACTGGTTCCACACTTGCAGATTGAACTGTAGAGTGAAGTTGCCCACCAGCGACGGGGCTTGTCCGCTCTGGAGCGTAATGTCTTGCGACGGCTTGAGCACAAGGATAGAGCCAGCCAGCGGGATATTGGCGCCTTGGGGGCGGGTCGTGAGTCCGACCGTGCCCGCCGTGGCGGTGTTGGGCGTACCGTGGGACGCCTCTGAGCTCTTGCCGTATCCGGACCACGCAGCCCAGTCCATATCGAGACCGTTCTTGACGGACATATTGTAGAGCTCTTGGGTTGTGACGGACGAGAGTAGACCCGAGAAGTTATCGAAGTTCACGGACAGCGGGCGGTAGTTGACCGTCTGTCCAGCCGTCGGGGAGCCGATAGAGAGGTACCAGTCACCCTGCTCGTAGTCAGACTGCGATGAGCCGTTTGCACCCGTAGTGCCGCCGAATGGGATATTGTATCCGCCGACTGGCTTGACGTAGATGATGAGGAGATCGGGGATAGTCGGCAGCGTAATCGTCTGGGACTGCAGCTGTGTAGAGGCACCGGGGGCGAGCGCCGCACCGTTAGAAGCGTTAGAAATGTAACGGGGGAACTCCATATACGGTACTACCGACTTGGGGGGTAGGGGGACGTCGAGGGAAGGCGTGAGGAACTGTACGTTGAGCGTTGTATTCTTGAATACACCGCCCGGTACTGAGGAGTTGAAGGCGAGCGAGCCGGGGACAATCTGGCGACCGTTCAGCTGTGTGGAGCGGAAGGTGCGCAGCTGCGAGGCTGGCTGTAAGTTAGCCACTAACTGAATGTTATTGATGCCGAATAGACCCGTCTCCCACTCGCAGTGGTCGCTGAAGACAAAGGGCGATAGGACAATGGGCTCAGTCGCCTCCCAGTAGACATAGATGGGTATGGCATAGCCGGGCTGGACCGAGCCGCCCGTGACGGTAACAACGGGCACACCCGTAGCGCACGCAACGGCGTACGTGGCGCCGCTCAAGTCCGTGCCACCGCTGTACGTAGCGGGGTTGATGTTACCCGCCGAGTCAGTGAACCATAGAGACGGGAAGGCACCGTTCTGCACGTTGTCATAGTCCGTGGACTGCGTGTAGCCACCGAGCGGGTTGTTGAGGGCACCATAGGCGTCGTTGTAGGACGCATACTTATCCAGCATCGTCGGGGACGTGCGGACAAGGCGGTTCTTCTTGTAGTCCGTTAGACGTAGGACCTCCTTGAGTACGTCTTGGGAGTTGAGGATGACCGTGGTATCGTTAATCGTCGCTTGTAGGGTGGCGCATAGCGAATTGATAGGGAATGCAGTGAGGGCAAAGTCAACACCGGGTGCAATAACAACGTTTGTCGACGCCCACGTGGTGGCTAGACCCGTGCTGGCTACGACCTTCTTGACAGTGAACTGCTGGTAGCAGCCGACGGACCACTGCACTTTGCGGTCTACGAAGACGTTCTCGGACGGGACGTAGACGTTAAAGGTCATCTGCGACTGCGTGGCGGCAATTGCATTGAAAGGGGCATTCGTTAACGAGAGTGCACCCTTCTCTACCGCATACTTCGGGCGGCTCTGCACGATGCGCCCATCCATAACCGTGAGCTTCTCGATATCAGCAGACATCTTGTTTATACATAGGCGGGCGAGAATTGTTGTAGGAATTAATTAATGCCTCTAACAATTGAATAACTCGGGAATAAGGTCTCATATGTGGTGGTATTTCCCAGCAGTACCCTTCCTTCTAAACAAAATTTTTATTGTAACAGTGGATAAGTTGAACATATTGACTGGGTACAGTTCTCCGTCGAGCCGTCCACGCCACCAGAGCTGAATATCAATGTTACGGAGTTCACCGCTGCCAGCAATATCACTGAGACGATACTCGGCAGTAGGCGAATACTGTACGAAACTGCGGTAGAGGTCGGGACCTTTCTCGGTGAGTCCGAGTTCGATATCTGTGACGATAGGTTGGAAAGCGGACGGTGAAACAACGCTGCTCTGACCGACATCGCTCGTGCCTAGGTTTGTAGGGTCGCTCTGCGCTTCCTTAACGACTGGAATGAGCTGCGATGTGAATACAAGATTGGCAATAGGCGACCATAGTGTATCTACACACGGGAAGTCTTGAGGGATAGCCCAGTAGATTTTCTGGTAGTTGATGGCTGGAGCGCCGGGGTAGACTGGAGTGCCAGAAGGGACAAAGCCTAGGGGAGGTGTGCCGGAATAGGGTGCAAGGCGGTAGTCGTTGGTATTGAGATATTGGTCTGCATTGAATAGGATTTCGAACGTTCCACCGGCTACACCCGTGAGTGGGTCTGCTGCCCACGTAGGGGTGCCTTGTACGTTCTGTGCAGCAACGGGTACGGGAATAGTATTTGTATTCCAGTATAGGACGGAGTATCCCGAAAGGAGTCCATAGCAGTTACCGTTTAGGAACATACGGCAGTAGGGATTGACGGTGGGGGTGCCGGGGCTGGCTTCATTCGTAAAGGTTGCAAGGCGCTGACCGAAGCACGAACTGTCGGCATAGAGAGAAATCTTACGGGATTCTTCGTTCCAGATGAGCTGAGGTGCTACACCAACACCATTGCACCAAGCAGTGAAATCGGCATAGGGTAGGGCATCAGCTGTTGCATTTCCCCAAGCGACAACAAACTTATTGTAGACATCTGTCCACGTCTCAATAAGATTTTGGTTGAGGAGATTGATAACATAGGAATAGTCAAGTGCCCACCACCAGCGGGATGCGAGGTTCTGCACATAGATGGGTCCGGGCTGCGGTGGGGGTGCAAGAAATGAGTTGTTCACTTGAGGTACCCAATTCATATAGATTTGCGAGCTGACGACATTAATAGTAACGACTCCGCTAGTCGTTGTCCACTGCTGCTGGTAGGACAGTGTGAATGAATAGACAGTATCAACAGCACCCGTTGTTGCATTATAGATAGAGCCAGCGGGGACTACGTATGTCCAGTAGGAATTATCGGCTTGGGACGTTGGTGCTTGATTCGTATTGTTAGTAGCACAGATGTACACAAGACCATCTGAATATAAAACTTTATTGCCGACTACGTAGGGTTTAGAACTATTCCACTGGTCGTAGGATGGCAACTGTGTAATAACATTCCAGTATGGCGTAGTGGGTGGCGGGATGTTTGTCGATGCAGTCACACACTGATAGTTAGTACTACCGTAGGATACAAGGTCCCCGGGTGCGTAGGTTGTTGTATAATTCCACTGGGTGGGCTGTTGCGTAGAATACGACTGCGGGGTGAGTTCGACTACTGGGCAGAAGAGGGGTAAGTCCAAGTTGGCACCGTTCATAGAGAAACGGACGATACTGAAATGATAGTCAGCGATGTTTGCCAGCAGTGCCTTATCACGGGTCTCGTTGAACCGTACTTGGGGGTCGATGTATGCGACTCCGTTATTCTCATCGTACTGATTATTGTTGATAATCGTTCCGTTGTACCATAAGAAGTCGGGGTTATCGGCAGAACTGCCGCCCGCTGCTTCAATTCCTCCTCGATACAAGGGCATTTCTATACGGTGGACGCATTTTATTTTTTCAGAGCATTGTAAGTAAGTCCGGCGACAAAGTTGTCCGGCGAGAGCCCGCTGTTCTTGATGCAAGCGTCGTACTTATCGATACTGTAGGGTGCATAAAGGAGTCTAGAGATGGAATGGCGTCCGCACGTAGCAACGTTACGGCTGCTGCTCTGGAACGCTTTGGTGTTATAGTACACGGGCTTACCAGACGCACGTAGCAACTTTGTTAGAAAGGGCTGGGCGATATCGAGTGCCTCAAGTTTGGACGGTGATATGCCGTCCTTCTGCTCCTCGGGTGCATCTCCATATGGGTCAAAAAATTCAATACTATCTCCACGGTTAATCATAGCGACCCAGTGACCCATTGTTGGAGATACGTTGGGTACGAGCATAACAGAGCGCCCTTTAGAGTCGAACGCTTCATCGATAGAAGACATATTACCTAGCATAGGATATGTGATGATTTTGATATCATCTCCTAGGATTTTACGGATGTCGGAGTCACTCAAGGAGTACTCTTTAACTCGCTCCATTTTACTAAGATAAGTTATTTTATTCTTATACTGTAGTAGAATGTCTTACGCTCAGTGGGCACTGAATGTGTACTATGCTGTAGGAAATATTGTTATTAAGGGTAACACTGATTACATTTGCACGACACAGAATCTAAGTTCGAATGCAAATGCACCGCCGAATGGTACGTATTGGTCAGTATATACACCCGGGATTGCTGGTCCTACGGGTGCAACTGGACCGTCTGGAGGACCACAAGGACCAACGGGCAATACGGGATCGACGGGTCCGACGGGACGTACTGGCAGCACGGGTCCTAGGGGTTTTACGGGTGATACGGGTCCTACGGGTGCTACGGGTGCTACGGGTATTACGGGCGCTACGGGGTCTACGGGATTGACGGGTGCTACGGGGTCTACGGGTGCTACGGGTATCACGGGTGCTACGGGCAGCACGGGTCCTAAGGGTGCTACGGGTGATACGGGTTCTACGGGACCGACGGGTTCTACGGGTTTGACGGGTGCTATGGGTTCTACGGGACCTACGGGCATTACTGGCGCTACGGGACCGAAGGGTGATACGGGTGCTACGGGTGCTACGGGCATTACGGGTATCACGGGTGCAGCGGGTCCTACGGGTGCTACGGGTGCGACGGGTGCAACTGGACCTTACGGAACCGGACCTACGGGCGCTGTTGGACCTCGTGGTGTTACTGGACCGCAAGGACCTCTAGGAAGTTTCCCGGCGGGGCTGGCGACGGGGCTTACGTGGGTAGGTGGTGCCTATGGCAGTGGCTTTTTGTACCGTGCAACTATTACGGGTGTGAGTGGCAGTTTATCCGCTACGTCTGTAGTGACTGCTGGCGTGCAATTACCTACGTATGCGACTCCCGAAATCAATGATATGATTAACTGCCGTGTATTTGGCTGGCTAGTATCAGCTGCGAGTGGTGGGTCTATTACTTTCTACATTGCGAATACCCCATCGTCACCAACGGATTTTACGATTGCGTGGTCAGTTCTCGCATATTAATTTATAACAGTATAATAGAATGTCCTATGCGTCTTGGGCAGCGAATACATACTACAACATAGATAATGTTATATTTTATAACTCTACTGTGTATTTATGTATTCTAGGAAATTTGGCGAATAGTGAGAATGCACCGCCGAATGCTGCGTTCTGGCAGCCATTCGGTGTAGGAATTATTTTTGCGCAGTGGGCACTCGATGCATTCTATCGTATAGATGATATTGTGTATTTTAATTCCGTTGTCTACGTATGCGTCCTAGGAAATTATAGTACACTCGAGAATGCGCCTCCGAATGAGGCATTCTGGATGCCTTACTACGGTGGTATGACGGGTGGTGCTGGACCAACGGGAGGTGCTGGACCAACGGGAGGTGCTGGACCGACGGGTCCTACGGGTGCAGCGGGAGCGGGTAGTAGTGGTGGTACGGGACCAACTGGACCGACGGGTGCGGGTTCTACGGGACCGACGGGTATCACGGGTTCTACGGGCTCTACGGGCAACACGGGCGATACGGGTTCTACGGGCTCTACGGGTGCCACGGGCGATACGGGTTCTACGGGACCAACGGGTATTACGGGTGCAACGGGTTCTACGGGCTCTACGGGACCGACGGGTATCACGGGTGCCACGGGCGATACGGGTTCTACG